ATGCAGAAGATGGAGGCAACTCTACACTAAATTACTCAAGCGTTCTTACAATGTCAGAAAGCGGCTCAGAACGCATGCGCATCGACAGCTCTGGTAACTTGCTGTTGGGCGTTACGTCAACAACCCTTCCGGGTGGTAGCATTGGCTTAGCAAATAACGCCATAATTTCTTTTCAAGATGCTGGCGGTAACGCAAGGAATATCCTTCAGTTTGCAAGTGGTGAAGTAAAACTTGGTGCTGCTGGGGCAGGGGTAGACACACAGACGTTTTTTACCAGCGCCACAGAAGCCATGCGCATCGACAGCAGCGGTAACTTGCTGGTGGGGACGACTACTGCGACTGGCGTAGATGGCGTAACTCTAAATGGTTTTGGGTATGTTTACGGCAATAGAGCAAACGCTGTTTCTGGGTATTTTGACCGAGGCACATCTGACGGCGACATCCTAGAGTTCCGCAAAGACGGCTCCACTGTGGGGAGTATTGGTACTTTAGGCCGACTGACTATAGGCAACGCTTCTTCAGGTATAAGTTTTAATTCGTCTACTGTTGCGGTACAACCTCACAACATCACAACAAACTTAGCCGCTAATGGCACAGTTAGTCTTGGTGTAAGCGGCGCTCGCTTCAAAGACCTCTACCTGTCTGGCGGTGTATACCTTGGCGGCACTGGGTCGGCTAATAAGCTGGATGACTATGAGGAGGGGACGTTTACTCCTACGGCTTTTGGAGCTTCAACCGCTGGGACTACTACCTATGCAACCCAAACCGGGTCTTACACCAAAGTTGGCGATACGGTTAATGTAGACATTTACATCTCTTGGACTGCGATGACTGGCACTGGCAATTTGCGAATAGGTGGGTTGCCGTTTACGTCTTCTAGCGCCTCTAACTACTTTGCTAGTGGCACTGTTGTTCCGTTGTTTGGCTTTACTTGGCCTTCCGGCATGACGCAATTAAATCCAATTATGTCTGCTAGCGATACAGCCATGAGCATTTACGGATCTGCCACTGACTTAAACTCAACAGCGGCCTCAACAGATAGTGAGTTAGTCGCTCTTGCAATTTCACTAACCTATAAGGTGTAAATCATAGCCCACTGCATAGCTTTGGGTCGGACAGTCCAGCCATAAGGAGATAAAACATGGCGCTAACAGAAGAAGCAATCCAAGACAAAATCGAGATCGTATCAGAACACAAAATGATACAGGTCAGAACAGCCACGGTCATCAAGCGTGACGATGTAGAGATCAGCCGATCCTTCTCACGCCATGTCGTTGCACCTAACGATGACATCACAGGCGAAAGCTCAGAGGTTCAAGCCATCTGTGCAGCCGTACACACACAAGCGGTTAAGGATGCTTATGCCGCCCATCTAGCCGAACAGGAGGTTTAACCTATGGCCGTAACTTACACTTGGACTATCCCCACCTGCGAACATGACATTGCATCTGGCGGAATTAACGTAATTCACTGGCGCTGCACAGGCGTTGACGGTGACAACTCTGCGTCATCTTATGGTACTGTTGGTCTAACACCTGACGCGTCCTCCCCTGACTTTGTTGCTTATGCTGACGTTACTGAAGCAATGGCTCAGGGCTGGGTGTGGGATAGTGTATCGCAAGATGACACTGAAGCCGCTATTGCTGACAAGATTAACGCAATGGCAAATCCAACCGAAGCCTCTGGAACACCTTGGGCTGCTTAACTTAACTTAAAGGAGATCACGATGGCCGAAGACAAAAAGGTAATCACGATCAACGATGTTGACTACACTGAAGACCAACTGACAGATCAGCAAAAGGTGATGATTAATCACATCAACTCTTTGCAGCAGAAAATCAACTCTGCGCAGTTTAATATGGATCAGTTGATGGTCGGCAAAGATGCGTTTGTAAATATGCTCACGGCATCTTTGGAAGCGCCAGCGGAAGATGACGCTGAGTAGCCCGGCAAACATAACGCAATTGGCCAGCTACATGCTGGCCTTTTGCATATTTGGCACAATGTGTTATATTGGCTTCAATTCCGTTTGCGAGAGGCGACAATGGCTTTAATTGATCTAAACATTCCCGCTGGCGTTTACCGCAACGGGACTGACTTGCAGAGCATGGGTCGTTGGCGTGATGCCAGCCTTGTTCGCTGGAATGACGGCGTTATGCGCCCGGTAGGCGGTTGGCGCACGCGCAGCGGAAATGCGGCCGACGCAACTTTGCGCGGGATGCTTACTTGGATCACGAACGACAATAACCGTTGGATTTCCTCCGGCACATATAACAAACTATATGTTTGGGCTGATACCAACGCAATATACGATATTACACCCGTAGGTTTAACGGCAGGCCGTGAGGACGCAATTTCATTTACAGGTTATGGCGGCGCTGAATATGGCGCTTACGCATACGGCATTGCGCGGCCTGACACAGTTCGCATCCAGCCAGCGACAAGCTGGGACTTGGAATCGTGGGGCGAATATCTGCTAGCTTGCAACGAAGACGACGGCAAGATTTACGAATGGCAGCTTAACACTGGCACCCCCGCAGCGGCTTTGTCTAATGCGCCAGTAAATAATCTTGGCATAGTCGTAACTGAGGAGCGCTTTGTTTTTGCGCTTGGCGCAGGCGGCAACCCTCGCTTGGTGAGCTGGTCAGACCGCGAGGACAATAACCTATGGACACCAGCCGCAACAAACGAGGCAGGTGATCTTGAGCTAAATACGTCAGGCACTTTAATGAAGGGCATGACAGTTGCGGGCCAGACATTGCTTTTAACCACGCGCGATGCTCACGTTGCCAACTACATTGGCCCGCCATATGTTTACGGCATTGAGCGCGTTGGAACGAGCTGCGGCTTGGCTGCAAAACAAGCTGCGGTTGTAGTTGATCGTGGCGCGTTCTGGATGGGCGTTAATTCGTTTTACGTCTACACGGGCGGCGCTGTGCAAGAGCTGCCGTGTGATGTGGCTGACTATGTGTTTAATGACATCAACAAGGGCCAGATTAGTAAGGCGTTTGGCATGTCAAACTCAATGTTTAGCGAGGTAACTTGGTTTTACCCCAGCGCGGCGTCAACAGAAAATGACCGCTACGTTTCATATAACTACGTTGAGAACACATGGACCATCGGCAATCTGGCCCGCACTGCTGGCATTGACCGTGGGGCGTTCCGCCAGCCGATGATGGCTGACCCAGCAGATTACAAAATTTACGAGCATGAAGTCGGCTTCAACTATGGCGCATTAACGCCTTTTGCTGAAACTGGCCCGTTCCGCATTGGCGCTGGCGACCAAGTTATGAGCGTGACTGAAATGCTGCCGGATGAAAAGTCGCAAGGTGACGTAAGTGCCACCTTTAAGACGCGTTTTTACCCCAATGGCACTGAGCGGTCATACGGGCCTTACTCTATGAGCAACCCAACTTCGGTCAGGTTTACCGGGCGTCAAGTTCGTATGCGCATTGAGGGCGAGCGCTTGGCTGATTGGCGGGTTGGCATTAACCGAGTTGATGCTGTTGCCGGGGGCCGTCGATGACGCAGCAGAACCGTCCACCAGAGCCAAGAGACAAGGATTGGCAGACTTGGGGCCGACGCCTTATGTCTTACTTGTCTCAAACGCGCTCACCGCTGGTCCAGCAGACTGGTGGAGAAAGTGCGGCTGACGATGGCACGCTTATGTGGGATCGAGTCAATCAGTATCCAGTTGTGAGCAAAAACGGTGAGTGGCGGCAAGTTGTGCTTGAGGATGGCCACGCTGATTTTATTATTACTGCTGACGTAACTGCCGCCTCTGCAAATACGGCATACAAGCTAACGTATGACGCTCAGGCCCACAATCACGGCATTACGCTTGGCACTCCGGCGTCCAGAATTGTGTTTGAGGAGGCTGGACAGTATGTGCTTTCGTTCTCAGCGCAGGTCTCATCGACATCGGCCAGCACTGTTCACTTTTACTTTTGGCCCAGCGTCAACGGCGTTAATGTTGACAACAGCGCTATGACGACCGCTTTACATCAAAATAACGCTACGCTGGTTACATCCAGAACGCAGGTATTTACCCTTGCGGCGAATGATTACCTTGAGGTCAATTGGATGGTCGATAATACGCAGGGCTTTTTAAACTATACGGCTGCCGCGTCGCCTTTACCTGCACTGCCAGCGTCAACCTTGTCTATTACGAGGTTACATGGATAAAGAGCTTGAAAGATGTCGGCCTTGGATTGAAGCGGCGCTGGGTTATTCTGGCGGCACGCATGACTTCATTGATGTGGCCGAAGGTATCTACAAAGGTACGATGCAGTTGTGGCCAACGCCAAAGGGGTGCATAGTAACTGAAATCGTGGTATATCCACGAAAGAAGTTGTTAAACGTGTTCCTTGGCGGCGGTGAATTGGATCAGATTTTGGATATGCACAACGATGTGATAGAGTGGGCCAAAGCGCAAGGATGCACAGCATTGACTATGACGGGACGTTTTGGCTGGAAAAAACCATTGGCGAAGCACGGCTGGAAGCCACTGCACACGTCCTATGTTAAGGAGTTCGAATAATGTCTGGCGGAAAAGGTGGATCAACAACCTCATCGGTTACAATCCCAGAATACATTGAGGCCGCTGCACAGCGCAACCTAAACAAAGCCGAGCGCATTTCGCAGATTGGCTATACGCCGTATTACGGTCCAGACGTTGCTGCGCTCACACCAATGCAGCAGGCTGCGCTTCAAGGCACCGCTCAGACAGCAAGTGCCTTTGGCGTGCCGGGTGGTGGCATGTCCCAGCAAGACATTATGGGCGGCATGCCCGAGCCAACGACATACGCTGGCGGCGTGCAGGGTTACTCTGCCGCGCCAATCTATGAGGAATCATTGCAGACGTTGGGCGAGCGTCGTCCCGGCCAGAAGGCTTACATCGACAGCTTCTTTATTGACCCATACGCAGGCGGCGCTGCTGCTGGCAACTTTGCTCCAATTGATTATACCAGTTATGGCACAATGGCAGATCAGGTTGCCGCGCAGCAAGCCAATGACTTGGCCATTGCGCAGGCTGGAGATTACACTTCTACAGACTTTCAAGGAAACGAGGCTCCTTACACTATCGTACCTCCCACAACTCAAACACCACCCGGTTATGTTGACAATACACCCTCTACTTTCCCAGACATACGTCAGTACCCCGATTCAAGCCCAATGACAGAGGGCGGCCCGGCTATAATGTATAATAGTGATGGGACAACAACTGACCTTGGCTACGACCTTGGCCCTTCAGTAGCCGGAGGGCGTGGAACCATAGTACCCGGTCAGCCTACTGGCGGTGAGCAAGCGTCAGCCTACATAACTGATCCAGCAGCAGGCATAACAGACACATCCACTGCTGGCACTGGCACTCAAATAATGAATGATTTGACCGAGTTCGGCACTGGACTTGCCAGCAATACGCTTGCTGGTAACATTCTACTCGGCCCCTCATACAACGTGGGTGGAGCAAACAACCCGATTGAAACCCCGACTGTTGCCGAGATGCAGGCCAGCGCACCTCCGGGCATGACATATCAACCGTCAACAGGTTCTTATGTTGCGGCCCCCGCTGTGAGTCAGGACAATGACAGTACGGCTCACCGTGACATGATGGCCGCCGCAACTGCTGCCGCCCCCGTAACCTCGATAAGACCTATATTGAGGGATGACGCGGCTGGCGGTGCGGATACTGGCGACAAGGGTGGTTGCGTAGTCGCCACACACGCAGTCAGCTCAGGCGCGTTTTCACCATCGGCCAAGCGCGAAGCTGTTGTTTGGTGCATGAATGTATTGCACGGCAAGTGGTGGGGCGAGGCAATCCGCAGAGGCTATCGTCACCTTGGCCGCAGTAAAATCGAGCAAGGCAAGGCGCACGAGCATTACCAAGAGTTCCGTGATTACATTGCATTTGCCTCCGGTAAGAAACGTACAGTTAAAGGCGCTATTCACTTTGCAGCGCGCACAGCCCAATTCTTTGCGGTTGGCTTAGTTAAGAAGGACTCATAAAATGGCAGGCGCAGCACAACCAGCAGCAGTACAATCAATACAACCTCAAACTGGAGCGTTGCAATCGGTTCAACCTCAGCCGGGTTTTAACGTAAACCAAGCTGCGGCAGGTGGATTGCAACAAGCGATGCAAGGCACTCAACAAGCTATGCAAGGCCCGCTAAATGTCGGCGCATATGCTAACCCATACACCAGCGCAGTAATTGACCGCACTCAGCAGGACATTGCGCGTCAGCAAGAAATGGCGCAGAACCAGCTTGGCGCGCAGGCTACTGCTGCCAGAGCATTTGGCGGGTCGCGTCAGGGTGTTGCTGAAGGTGTCATGGCTGGCGAATATGGTCGCATGGCTGGCGATATGGCAGCGCAGCAACGTCAGCAAAACTACATCCAAGCATTGCAGGCCGCGATGGCCGACCGTCAGGCTCGCCTCGGTGCCGCGTCCCAGCTCGGTGGACTTGGACAGCAAGCGTTTCAGACAGGCCAAACAATCCAGCAGCAGCAAGCGCAGCAAGGCCTCTTGCAGCAAGGTATTCAGCAGGCGCTAATTGATGCAGCCAAAGGCCAATACGCTGGCTACACAGGCGCACCAACGCAGGCATTGCAGGCACCTCTGGCTGCTCTTGGGGTTACGCCAGCGCCGCAAAGTACAACAAGTTCCATGCAACCCGGCCTGTTTAATTACTTGCAGCTTGGCGCGGGCCTGATGTAATGCCAAAAGGTTTTATCCCTCTCGCAAAGCAAATGGACTTTCTCTGGAATGAAGTGCAGGGAAAGGAAAAGTCTGGCTTTGAGAAGTTCCGTGCGGCCAACGCCTCAACGCCAGAAGACTATGCAACGCTGTGGGATAAATACTATGAGCGCTCAGGTGGCGCAGGGGACGAGAAGGCTCGCAACTATGCCAGCAGCGTTTACGCGGCAATGCACGATGGTACATCCAACCCCGGCGTCATTTCTCCAAACGCAAAGTTTGCTTACGGATACCTGACTGAAAAGGGTCTCACACCGCAGCAGGCCGCTGGCATCACTGGACGCCTGATGGCTGAGAGCTATGAGGATATGAACCCAGATGCTCGCAACACACTTGCTGGCGGTAAAGGCACATATGGCATTGCGCAGTGGCGTGGCAGCCGTATGAATGATTTGGCGAACTTTGCAGGCGTTGACGTGGATGACATTACATCACTGCCAGCGACCACTGCCAAGGGCGGTTTACTTACAAGCAATCAAGGGGGTCAAGACATGGCCATTTCCAACAAAGCTCCATACATGATGGGCGGCGAGCAGACTTACAACGCACCCAACATGGGTCAGGCAGCGCAGCAGCAGCAGGGCGGTATGCGTGGGCTTCTGTCA